GAACCCTTGAAGACTGGGCCAAGTTCGACATCGGCAACCGAACAAAGTTCGATGCGTCGATAAGCTCAGGGCTGGCAATAATGGCAAACCAAAAGCACGTTTACCTGCCTGAGAAAAAGCAGTCAAAGATAAGCATTAAATTTGCTACTTATAACAATAAAGGCATCCTCAGCGAACATATCAAGTAGATGAAAGAGGTCAAGATCAACATTACCCCGGCAGGGTTCCCTAGCCAGTTTGTCAGCGATGCTGAGAAAGAGACCAGTGAGTATGGTTTGATGATCGGTCAAGCCATCCAATACGAGTGGTTCCGTAAAGACAACAACGGCTGTCGGTTCTATGACCAGCGTCGTCAGTTTTATCGCCAGCGCCTGTATGCAAGAGGCGAGCAGTCTATCCAGAAGTACAAGGATGAGATCGCGATCAATGGCGATCTGTCATATCTAAACCTAGACTGGACACCGGTTCCAATCATTCCCAAGTTCGTGGACATCGTGGTAAACGGCATGCAGGATCGCCTGTTTACTCCGAAGGCTTACGCTCAGGACGCGATGTCTCAGGATCGCCGCACTCGTTTTCAGGATATGATCGAGGGGCAGATGGTCGCCAAGGACGTGCTGACCACAGTAAAAGAGAATACCGGCATCGATCCTTTCGTTATGGAGCCTGATGAGCTTCCAAAGAACGACGAGGAGCTTTCGCTGTACATGAACCTCAACTACAAGCCTGCTATTGAGATCGCAGAGGAGGAGGCGATCAACACGATTATGGAGGAAAACCACTACGCCGATACCCGTAAGCGTGTGGACTATGACCTCGCCGTGCTAGGCATCGGATGCGTGAAGCACGAGTTTCTTCCCGGCACAGGCGTGGCGATCGATTATGTTGACCCTGCGAACCTAGTGTACAGCTACACCGAAGATCCGTACTTCAAGGACTGCTTCTACTGGGGTGAGATCAAAACGCTACCGATCACAGAGCTTTACAAGATTGACCAGAGCCTCACCAGAGAAGATCTGGAGGAGATCTCTAAGTATAGCCAAAGCTGGTACGATTACTATAATGTTGCTGAGTTCTATCAGGACAGCATTTTTTACCGAGACACGGCCACACTGCTATACTTCAACTACAAGACCACTAAGAAGATCGTCTACAAGAAGAAGATTCTTGACAACGGTGGTACTCGTATGGTAGAAAAGGATGATACGTTCAATCCTCCAGAGGAGATGATGGAGGAGGGGCGCTTCGAGAAGGTGGAAAAGACCATCGACGTGTGGTACAGTGGTGTGATGGTCATGGGTACCAACATTATGCTGAAGTGGGAGATGGCCGAAAACATGGTTCGCCCTAAGTCTGCTAGTCAGCATGCGCTTCCAAACTATGTATGTGTAGCGCCTCGTATGTACAAAGGAGTTATCGAGTCTATCACCAGACGTATGATTCCTTTTGCGGATTTGATTCAGATGACCCACCTCAAGCTGCAACAGGTGATTTCTCGTGTTGTACCTGACGGTGTATTCATCGACGCTGACGGCCTAAACGAGGTGGATCTGGGTACAGGCGCCGCCTACAATCCAGAGGATGCGCTTAGGCTTTACTTCCAGACCGGTAGTGTGATTGGCAGAAGCTACACGCAGGACGGTGAGTTTAACAATGCTAGGGTTCCAATCCAGCAGCTCACCTCTAACAGTGGCGCTTCTAAGACTCAGATGCTAATCGCTAACTACAATCACTACCTGAACATGATTCGGGACGTGACGGGACTGGGGCCACGCGATGCGAGTATGCCCGACCCAGACTCTCTGGTAGGATTGCAGAAGTTGGCGGCACTAAACTCTAATACTGCCACGCGGCACATCTTGGACGGTAGCCTCTACCTGTACCGTTCTTTGGCTGAGGCGCTAACATATCGCGTGTCTGACATTCTGGAGTATGCGGACTTCCGTGACGAGTTTGCCAATCAGATTGGCAAGTACAACGTAGCCACCCTCCGCGAGATCAAGGATCTCTATATCTATGACTTCGGCATTTTTGTTGAGGTCTCTCCTGATGAGGAGCAGCGGGCGATGCTGGAGCAGAACATTCAGATCGCACTGTCGAAAGGTGACATCAACTTGGAGGATGCGATCGACATCCGCGAGATCAAAAACATCAAGCTGGCGAACCAGTTCCTCAAGATGAAGCGTAAGGCCACCGAGGAGAAGCGCCAGCAGATGGAGATGCAGAAGCAGGCGATCACCAGCCAGCAGCAGTTGAAGTCTCAGCAGATGGCTGCACAGACGGCGATGCAGAAGATGCAGATGGACTTCCAGACCAAGATGAAACTGGAGGAGGCCAAGGCGAGCTACGAGGTGCAGAAGATGCAGTCCGAGGCGGCGCTGAAGGCACAGCTCATGGAGACTGAGTTTAATTACCAAATGAGCCTGCGTGGAGTTTCGGAACAAGCGTTACAGCAGCGTGAGGATCAGCGAGAGATTGCTAAGTCTGAGCGTATTAGCCAGCAGAACACTCAGCAGTCTAAGCTGATTGAGCAGCGAAAGCGCAACCTGCCTCCGGTGAACTTTGAGTCTAACGAGGACAGCCTTGATGGGTTTGGCTTTGAGGAGTTTGACCCTCGATAGGCTGATTTTATATTTACTATCTTTGAATACAAATTGAATTATGGCGATACAAGTAAGACTTGTAGGAGAAAAAGAGCAAAAGTCTGTTCAGGAAGTTGAAAAGGAGCTTCTCGAAAAGCACGAGGAGAAACTTCAAGAAGAGGCACAGCCAGAGGTTAGTGCTGAACCTGAGCCTGCTGAAGCTCAGTCATCAGAACTTAATGATGACAGCGTTCTTTCATATATCAAGCAGCGTTACAACAAAGACATCAATTCGTTTGATGAGCTGATGTCAGAGCGGGAGTCTCAAGAAGATCTCCCTGAAGATGTCGCTGCTTTTTTTAAGTACAAGAAGGAGACAGGCCGAGGCATCTCAGACTTCGTAAAGTTGCAGAAGAACTACGACGATGTTGAGGAAGACTCCCTCTTGCGCGAATACTACTTAGCCACAGAGAGTGGGATCGACAAGGACGATGTAGATATCATGCTTGAAGATTTCCAGATCGACGAGGACTTTGATGATGAGTCAAAGATCAAGAAGATCAAGCTGGCTAAGAAGAAAGAGATTGCAAAAGCAAAGGAATACTTTGTTGAACAGCAGGAGAAGTACAAGCAACCACTTGAGTCAAGTGCCACTGCCGCTGACACTGCCAACAGCGAGGAATACCAGAGCTACAAGCAATATTATCAGGATTCGCAGACCCAAGCCGAGGAGGCTAAGAAGCGTAGGGAATGGTTCTTGAAAAAGACCGACGAAGTTTTTGCCGATGGATTCAAAGGTTTTGAGTTCAAGGTCGGTGACAACGCTGTCAACTACTCACCAGCCTCTGCAAAGGAGATGAAGGCTGCTCAGACTGACTTCTCACAGATTGTGAGCAAGTATGTCGATGATAGTGGCCTCATTACGGACGCTCAGGGTTACCACCGGATGCTGTCTGTTGCACAAGATGTAGACAGATTTGCCCAGTTCTTTTATGAGCAGGGCAGGGCATCAGCCACCGACGATGTGATGCGTAAGACAAAGAATATCAATATGTCTGAGCGCAAAACTCCAGAGGTGGGTACAAAGGGAGGTACCCAGATCCGAGCCGTAAACTCCAGCTCAGGCCGAGGTCTAAAGATCCGCAGTTCTAAAAACAAGTAAATCTTTAGATAATCATGGCTGGTTCAGTACAAGCTACCCCCGGATTTGATCTCGTGCCTAGCGCGTTTCAAACCCCACTAGCCTCGAACTATATTAACAACTTTGACTTCCTCAACCAGTATCTTCCAGATACTTACGAGAAGCAGTTCGAGCGCTACGGAAATCGTTCAATTTCCTCCTTCCTGCGCCTTGTTGGTGCAGAACTCCCTTCTACTTCCGACCTCGTTAAGTGGTCTGAGCAGGGCCGTCTTCACGTCAAGTACACCAAGTGTGGTACCGATATGGCAAATGCTGCTGACAATGGTACCATTCAGGTAAACGACGACCTTACTAGCGGTGCGCCTACCTCCGCTGGTCGTACCGGCCAGATTGCTTTGCGTCCGGGTAATACTATTGTTCTTGCTAAGAACGATGGAAGTGTTGCGATCAATAAAGGCATCGTTACCTCTGTGGATCTTGCCAACAACCAGTTCGAGGTTGCTTTCTACGAGGCAGGTGGATTTACTGGTGTTGCGGGCAACCTAACCGACGAGCTTTACACCATTTTCATTTATGGTTCTGAGTTTGCAAAGGGCCAGAATGGCATGTCCGGATCTCTGGAGGCTGATCTCAACATCTTTGATAACAGCCCTATCATCCTGAAGGACACCTACACTGTCAACGGCTCTGACATGGCTCAGATCGGATGGGTAGAGGTTACTGGTGAGAACGGTGTTTCTGGGTACCTGTGGTACCTACAGTCCGACCACGACACTCGTCTGCGTTTCGACGACTACCTTGAGACTGCAATGATTGAGGCTGTTCCTGCCGAGGCTAACTCAGGCGCTATTGCTGCTGCGGCTCCGGTTGGAAACAAAGGTTCCGAAGGTATTTTCTACGTTGTAGAGACTCGTGGCAACCTGTGGAGCGGTGGAAACCCTACTGCTCTGGCTGACTTCGATGCTGTTATCTCTCGTCTTGACAAGCAGGGCGCTATCGAGGAGAATGTAATCTTCCTCAACCGCGACTTCGGTTTCGACATTGACGACATGCTCGCAGCTCAGAACAGCTACGGTGCTGGCGGTACTTCTTACGGTCTGTTCGACAACGACGAAGAGATGGCCCTCAACCTCGGATTCACTGGATTCCGTCGTGGCTATGACTTCTACAAGTCTGACTGGAAGTACCTGAATGA